GGAGCATCCCACATCTTCGGACCCTTGCCCGAATAGTCCTTGTCGGTGTCGCTGTTGGCAACAACCTCATACTCCTCGCTGACATCGTCCTCATCGTCAGACTCTTCGTCCTCATCGATGAGTTCTTCTTCGTCCTCGTCGGCAAAATCCTCGTCGGATTCATCCTCAAGGTCTAGTTCGTCTTCGTCCTCTTCGATGACCTCGTCCTCATCAATCTCTTCTTCGTTGATGGCGGCATCATCTGCAAGGATTTCTTCTTCTTCGAAAAACTCTTCGGGCTGTGGCATTAGAATCTCCTTTATCTTCCCATATGTATAAAAGTTATAGTTTGGATATGAAGTCCCTAAAGACCTCTAGTTTTGCTTCTTCTAGTTCCCTGGAAGAAGCCTTCTTGATGGTATTCTTATAGGAGGCAATGTGCCTCTCGGCAAGGACTCCGTTGTTCCAGACCCATTCCTTGCCTTCCATGATGCCGTTTACGAAAGCATTGGGTGCAGAGGGATCGGCAACGATATCGACGGTGGCAAGATTGAAATCATCCTGCACCTCGTTCACGCCATTGACCTGCTTGAGGGAACCCATTCCGCGCGAGGAAACGCCAAGACGAACACCTTCATCGATGAGGTTCTTGACGATGTTTCCATATGGGGTATCAAGGATCTTTGCCTTGCCATAGACCGTGTTTCCATCCATCTTCATCTCCTTGATGAGATGGGAAATGCGGTCTAGGTTCAGGCTTGGTCCCTGTGGGTGACCCATTTCTCCGAGAGAACGGTTGGTCTTGATGTAGTCCTTGTTGTACTTTTCGACCTCGCGCTCCATGATGGCAGCGGGGTAGATGCGACCGTTCTTGTTGACCTGCTCGGACTGCATGAAGATGCCACGGATGTAGTAGTTCTTCTTGCCACCACCAGCATCCTCGGTGAGGGTTTGGATGTTATCTTCAGTATGTTCGGTGAACAGCAGCATGTTTAGCCCTTCTTGCTTGCGCGGAGAATCTTGAAGTCCTCAGCATCGATCTTGCCGTTATTGTTCGCGTCGATCTTGGACTGATTTCCCTTGAGACCCTTCTTGGGTGCATTTGAGGGATGTGGCTTTTTCCAGTCGAATGGCTTTCCACCGCCATAGCGATTGGCAGACATCTGTCCTTCGCTTACATCGTCGCCACAAGTTTCACAATCATCAAAGAGGTTTGCTGCGACTTCCATCTTGGCAACTTCAAGTTCATCTGAAACTGCTGCAAAAACGAGGTTGTTCGTGATTTCCTTGGCAGCGACGAAGTCTTCGTCAACGATTGCCCTGATCAGGTCGTGTGGTGTACTCATGGTATTCTCCGTGGATAATGATATTTATCGTTTTGGCTTCTTTGCGGGGGTTTCTTCGGGCTGAGGCATCTGAGCCTGTAGTTGTGCCTGATCCTGCTGCTGCTGCAACTGCTGCTGATTCTGTATGTCGCCAGTCATCTGCTGAGTGGTTGCCTGAGTGGTGATCTGAGTCGGCAGCACATTGTTCGGATCCTCTGCCTTCTCCGAATCGATCTCTGCATCGATGTCCGCGATCTCGTCATCGGACAAGCGGAGGATCTTCTTCTGAATGAACTTCTTGGAGAAATACTTGCCCAAGTACGGATCTGCCGCAGCAACCAGAGTCATTCTGGTGTTGAGCATCTCGTTTTCCTTGGCTTCCGTGAAGTAGGAATCCTTGCGGAAATCGAAGCGAATGTTCGGGTGGATCGACTCCCAATCGTCCTTGGTGATGACTCCCTTGAGGATCAACTGGGTCTTGAGGAGTTCCGCAAACAGATCGGAGAACTTCTTGCGAAGACGCTCGATGAACCTGAAGAACTTCAGTTCGTCGCGGGTGATCTCTGCCTGACGACCCATGTTGAAGCCGTTCTGATCGGTCTCAAGACGGGAGATCGGAACATTCAGGGACTTGTATAGTTTCTTCTGAAAGTAGAGGACATCGTCCATCTGACCAAGGTTTTGACCACCTGGCAGGGTGCTGACTTCAGTTCCCTTGCCGCCTTCGCGACGAGGCATCCAGAAGTCCTCAAGCATTGTCATGTGCTTGCGCTCATCGCGCATCTCGCCTGTTGATGCATCATACACCAACTTGTTGCGATAGCGGTTCATGATCTCCTTGAGGTACTGCTCTGCCTTTGCCTTGGGGAGGTTTCCGACATCCACATAGAACACCCTGCGCTCGGGTGCGCGAGCCATGCGATAGATGACGAGGGCATCCTCGACCATCTTCAACTGATTCATTGGCTTCAGTGCCTTGTGGATGTATGAGAGGACTCTTCTCTTTCCTCCATCGAACAGACCGCTATGGACATAGCAGATTGAATCTGTGGCGATCCTGACACCCTTGAGTGGCGTGGCAGGTGCATATGCCGCAGTCGATGTGACTGTTTCCTCGCGCTCGTTGTAGATGAAGAACTCATCGACCTTGGCAACGAGATCCGCGCCTGTCTTCTGATCCTTCTTCTTGACTACATTGCGAACCTTGCGGATGTTCGTTGCCTCGACGGGACGGAGTTCCACAAGACCCTTCTTAGGGTTTTCCTTGTCGATGATCTTGTGGTAGTAGAGCCTTCCGTCGATGTACCACTTTCGGAATATCTCATATCCCTTGTCCTGAAACTTCAGCAGACGAAGGATCTCATCGAACTCATCTGCAATCTTTACCTTGATCTTCGGAGAGATGCGCTTGTCATCCACATGGATCTCGACGGGTCTCTTTGTCTCGTCATAGACGATTGACTCATCGCAGATATCCGCGATTGCCATCTCCACCTCGGGGTAGAGAGACATCTCGCGGTATTTGCGGATCATGTCGCTGGTAGCCTTGATGCCACCATCGAAATCCATGTATGAACTGAAATAGACACCAGATGTAACAGGCAAAGCCCCATCGTCGTACTGAGGAGGAGCAAACGATGTGTTTGCTGTTACATCCTCCTGTTTCTCCGTTGGGGCTATTTTGCCAGTGCGGCTGAGGGAATAACCAAAAAGTTCAAATGCCATTCATCTCTCCTGAGAAATGCTTAGGTCAATGGAGTGAGTTTCACACCATCGGTGACATCAGGTGTCGTGCTGTCCGTTGCGAAGTACGAGTAGGCAAGTGTAACCTGGAACTCTTCGATCTGATCGGTAGATTCGAAACTCAGGTCGATTGCAGAGATGTCGGTTGGGAAGCAACCGATCAACTTGTATGCCTTGATCGGAGTTCCCTGACGGTTCAACTGATTGACAGTCCAGTCCTGGAACAATGGATTCAAGAATGGAGTGAACGAGGTGGCGAATGCTGGAGTAGAGGTATTGCTCTGCATTCCCTGAATGTTGTTGATCCATGTCTCGAACGCATTTCTCAAGGAGAAGTTGGAGTCGTTGATGATCGTGATCGACCAATCTGCGAATGTCCTGTCTCCAGGAAGTTTGATCTTCCTACCACGGAAAGGAACTTCGATGGTTCCGATTGCAGTTCCTGGCAGCGATGCTGCCTTGATGAGGAAGGGAACTGCCTGTCCGTTGTTCGCGAGGTTTGCACCTCCGATGGATCCATTTACTTCAAAGAGCGAGGGCTTTACGCCCGCTCCTACCATCTGCTTTGCAAAGGTTGTAATATCTGCTGCCATTGTGGTTCTCCTCTATATCCTATTTATTCGGTGATGGTTAGCGTGAAATCAGATTTCACCGCAATGAAGTTCAACTGGATGAAGTTGATGGACTTCGCTGGCTTGATATAGATGTCTGCCACGAACTGGTTATTATCGATGACTTCAGCCGTGTTGTTTGTCTGATCGCAAACGACCCTGTAGTCAACGATACCCCTCTGCGACTGAATGGCGCGGAGGAATGGCGTGACAAGATTCCTGAACTGTGCGCGAGTAAACTCGTCATTGAACTCAAAGAGCGAGTACTTAGCCGCCTTGGCGATTGCCTTCTCGCAAGCGATGAACACTCGACGGACATTAATACGGTCGAATGCGCTTGGCTTGGTGAGCATGGTCTTGTCGCCAAAGAGAACTGTTCCCGAACCATCATCGAACTGCGTGAAGAAGTTGATCTGGTTCTTGTAGAGTTCATCGCGATCAGTCTTGCTGAACTTGGTCTCCAACTTGATGACATTCTTCAGCATTCCCCTTGCGAATCCTGCTGGCGATTCCCAGGCGACTTCCTGAGCGCAGAGGATACCTGCAACATCCGAAGAGAGCGACATCTTGCGGGTCTGGTTGTTGAAGGTATCATAGAACACCTTGCGACCTGCAACGACCATCGTGTAGGAGTTGGTCGGAACATTGAGTTTGGTATTGCGATACACCACAGCCTTGGATGCTGCGGCAGACGAATGCTGAGTTAGAT